TAGATTTACCTGCACCATTTTCACCGATAATAAGTGTTGTCTCATTTCGGTCTAATTCTATTTCTGTAAATTGGTTTCCTGTTGAAAGAAAATTTTTCCAACGGACTTTTTCAAAATGTATCATTCTAAATCTAAGTCTTGTGCCTCTACATATAAAGACCTCATTTGGTCTTTCAATCTATCTTTACTTAAATCAATAGATAGGTCATCAATGTATTTGTTTAATAGGGTTACAGTATCCTCAGTATTATTTACGATATCATCTGATACTGTACTTGCATCTAAGTCTGAAAAGTCCTCTACAATTTTTATATCAAAAGCATCTGCCTGATATAGTTTATCTAGAAACTGGTCAAACTGATATAAATCTTTTTTATTTACTACAATTAATTTTACATATTTGTTTCGATACTTTGTGATATCATGTTCTAAATAATTTTCTTTTGTATCATCATAATATATTTTTTCATATATGGTAAATGGATTTAATATTCTTTCTAATGTTTTAGTTTCTGTATCATAAATGTGAAATCCTTTTGGGTCTTCCCAATCATTCCAATATATTTCATATGGTGTGCCAAGATAATATATCTGACCATCATCTGATTTGTGATGAAAATGACCACTCATAACTGTATCAAACTTTCTAAAAAATTCTTTTTCACGACCACCTTGTGATACCATAACATTCTTGTTCATTTGAAAACCATTTATTTCTAGATGACCCATACATACATCAGCTTTAGTTTCATCAATCATACCTTCTGCATATAATTCATTTGTAGAATTAATCCATGGCATAAGTAATATTGGAAACCCATCAAAATCTACTTCTGTTGCATCTTCATAGATATGAATATTTTTATATCTGTGTCCTAGTAATTCTGAAAGTGAATTTACTTGACTTGTATTCTTATAATAGATATCATGATTACCAACTAACATATGTAAGTTTACTTCTAAATGTTGGAATGGTAATACAAATCTTTCTCTAAAATCTTTTGCAGTTCTATATGATACATACTTACGCCTATCAAAACAGTCACCTAAGTGAATACAATGTTTAATATTGTTTTGTTGTAAATATGGAAAAAATACTCCTTCATAAAACTGATAGAAGTATTCATTAAAATTTACATTATCATTTCTTGCACCGAAGTGAGTATCAGTTATCAGTGCTATCTTCATTTAATTTTTCTTCCATATATTCTTCTAGACCTTCAGGTGATTTGGTCGGCGATTTTTTCTTAGGTTTGTATACATCTTCTTCAGGTAACATTATCTCTGGGTCAAATCCACCTATATCATATATTGTATCATCACCATCATTTACAGTATAAAGTTCATACTGTTGTTTCTCAATCATTTGATTTTTTATGTGTTGTTGTTTTTTCTCTTTTTGTATTCTTCTAAGAAATGCATAGTATATAATCTGTGTGAAATATGCAAAAGGATTATTTGATTTATCTGGGTCAAAGTTATGTATATATTGTAAACAGTTTTCTATACCATCAGATACCATCTCAGAACGATAGGTGTAATTAATAAAGTTAGGTCTATAAGATAGTCCATTTGCAATCTTTAAAAAACACTCTCCTATGTAATTAGTAACAGGTGGTTTTTCTTCTCCAGCTTCTTCAGCGTCTTTACAAGATTCTTTCCAATCTTTCATAGCTTGAAGAAATTGTTTATTATCTACATAGTGTGCTGTTTTCTTTTTTGACATGTTAGCATGGTACTAGGTTAGACAATATATGTCAAGAAATATCTGTCTTTTTACCAAAAAAATATTTTGCTTTTTTTTGCATATTTACCTTGACAAAACATGTTTCTGAGATTATAATAAGCTTGTTCCTACGGGACACTATTATATACTCTAAAGAGATGTTTAATGTTTAGTATCACTGCATGGTAGAGTATCTAATTCTTCATCTGATAATTCTTTATCTTCATTTGTAGATACTCTTGGTTTACCACTTTCGGTAAGCTTTTCAATATACTGTTCAAATAGTTCTTTTACCTCATCATTATTCATATTATTATCTTCTTCTGATAAATCAAAGTTAGTAGATATCTTTACATCTTCATTCATACTTGAATCAGCATTTCCTATAGAATCAACCATAAGTTTATAATAGTTTACTAATGCATGTGATGCGTCAGACATAGTAACTATATTTCTTTTTTCTATTTGGAAATCATTTTCTTCTGTAAATGGTTGTAACCATCTTGATAAAGTAAGAGCCTCTACAACACCTTTTCTTGTAACTTTATTTCTTATTTCCATTTTAAGCGGTGACATAACAAAAAGTTTATCAGAGGTCTCATCTGTATTATGACTTTCTATACAAGTACAAACGATATCCTCTCCGTTTGATAACTTGATTACTTTTGTTGTATTCTCGTTCATATCCTTATCCTATCTATTTGATATTCAAACTGCTCCTCGTTATATATATTTATTCTTTCTAGAAAGTGATTAAGTGTAAAATTCTTTCTATCTTTATAAGTAAAATCATCTGCAATATCTAAAAGGGTTGTGTGTATATCACCTCTATCTGATTTCCGCAAACCGCGCCCGATTGATTGGAGCACTCGTATTCTAGATTTAGACGGAGATGCGAACACGACATTATGCAAGTTCCTAATATTAATACCAGTAGAAAATGTACCATACGACGCGATAATAATTGCATTTGTTTCTTTCTCCGTTATTGCTCTAATTTTTTCTCTATCCTCTGTATCTACACCACCATGTATGAAAAAAACTTTTCTGTCATAATCTTTCATAAGATTATATAATACTGAGCCGTGTTTTTCCACTAATTGATATAAACAGAGTGTATTACCATTCAGTTTATCACAAAGTCTTGAAATGAAGTCATTCCGTGTCTTGTGGGATACTATGTACTGTATCTCATCACTATACTTTAAATCTTTAACTTCTTTACAGTCTTCTTCTTTATGTTTTAACACTAGACATTTAATCTTTAAATTAGCTAGTGTGTCTTTATCAATAAGTTCTTTAGTTGTAGTTACTTTTTTAACCTTACCAAATAAACCTTCTAAGACTAGTCTATGAGTTTGTGTGCCATCTAATGTTCCTGTCATACCAAAACGATATTTACAGTTTATTAGTTTTGACATAATACTTGTCAATGACTTAGATTTAAATAGATGAGCTTCATCACCTACCACACATCCAAAATTTTGAAAATATTTTTTATCTAGTTTATAGAGTGATTGCCATGTTGAAATAATTACAGGTTTATCTGTTTCTTTCTCATGGCCTTGATATATTCTATGTAAGTATTTATCATCCCATCCATAGTCTATAAAATCTGAATACATCTGTTCTACTAATGATGTTGTTGGTACCAATATTAAAATCTTCTTATCTTTTAGTAATAGATTATAATACCTAATCAATGCATATATAATTAATGATTTACCACTTGCAGTTGGTGATACTAACATGCCTCTATTCTTAGATATACCGTACCATATTGCTTCGGTCTGATAATCTCTAAGTGTTAAATCTTTACCTTTAGATTTAGGTTTAAGTGACTTGATAAATTCTTCTACTACTTTTATATCTACATCTTTACTATCAATTACATCATCATCAATATCATAACCTATTTCGTTTCTATCACAAAACTCTTTTATGTAATCTAGTAAACCAACATATATTTTACCTGTCTTATCTGAGAATAATCTTATCTTACCATCCCACATTTTATTTCTGTATGCAGGCATAAACTTATGGCCTGGTACTTCAAAAGTAAAATACTGTACTAGTTCGTAACATATGCCAGGGTTATCACATGTTACTTTTAAATAAACTTCATTGAGTTTAGATATGTGAATTCTGTAATGTGCCTGGTTGTCCATAGTTACCTCTTAATAATATATTCCATGATATACTAATTCTAGTTTTATTTGTTCTACCAACCCAATGTTGTAACCAACTAGGAAAAATTAATCCATATCCTTTTGATGATTCAAATCCTACCATACTAGAGTTATCAAAATTAGTATATTTTAAATTAGGATTAAAAACACTTGCCTGTGGTCTTGGGTCAAAAAATTGTATTTGTGAACCACCCTCTAGATAGTATACACCAGAAAAAATATTATTAGAATGTGTATGTGGTGGATGTATGTCACCCTCTACTAATTTATTTGCCCACATACCTGTAAACTCTAATCTATCATATAGATATTCATATCTTTTACATATGTGTTCTGTAATATTATAAATTTTTTTTGTAAACTTTGGTATGTGTTTAGATAAATTATCTGTTGTTTGAATAATAAGACCAGTTTTTTCATGCGATTCCATTTCATCAAGTTCATTAATAACAAATTTATATTCATCATAATCCATATCATATTGAAATTCATCTATGATAGTTGGAAATACTTTATGTTGTATTACATCAACCATGATACAATACTCCAACGTGTGCCTGATGTAACTTTTTTAACTTCATGAGGGAACATAAAGTTTGAGGGGAAAATAACTGCATCACCTTTCTTTATTTCTAGTTGTAACTCAGACACAATAAATTGACCACCTTTAAAATCATCATTTAAAAATAATAAAACTGTTGCTTGTGGATATCCATATTGTTGGCCATGACTGTGATGTATGTTATCACAATGTAAACTCATGTATCCACCTTCTTCATATTTATTCAGTCTAAAATCAGTTGTCTTTTGTACAACAAAATCTCTTTTAG